TAAGTGTTGTAATTGCAACGACAGCGTAATCACCAACAGCGCCAATTGATGTCTTAGGTGCACCAGGTGCTAATTCATCACCAGTTACTTGACTAAGTTCTGTTAGAACCAGTGGAGTAACACTGGTAAAACTTTGTCCACCAGTTGTGGTTGCTGGTGCGGAATTCCATTCCAATACACCAAAATTTGTTACAGCAGTATCAAACCAATAAGCGCCATCAACTGGCTCACCGCCTGGTGCTGTTGATTGTGGATCTAATTTTGCTAAGTCTAGATCTGCTCTTGCAACATATGCTCTATTGGTAACACCCAATATTGAATATGCTGTTTGTAGACCGTATTCGTTAAGTTCATAACCGTGGATCATGTTGCCAATATTGTCTGAATAGAACAAAGGTGTTCCAAATGTTTCTGATAACTCTCTTTGACTCGTAATCAAATAAGGCTTACCAGCATTTGCTTGTAAAGTTCCTTGTGCAATTCCTGAACCGCTGCCTCTAGTTTTATTAGATGCAGAAGCAACAAAGATCATTGGTACTGTTGATGCAGCAGCAGGGGTGTAAAAACTTTCGTCAATAACCTGTACTTCTACGCCTGGTGATACTAATGCCATTTTTTTCTCCTTGTGGACGTTGTTTCTTACAGTATTTATTAGAAACTATCAAAACAGTACTGGTAACAGCCATATCAAAGGGTAAGAAAAGAGACGATAAATACATTATGAGACCATTATGCATTTGTAAACAAAGACCAGCAGCAATTAACTACCATAAAAATGGTAAAACGTACTATAGAAAAAAGTGTGAGATCTGCACCAAGCATGGAAACGTTGGGCACGGAATTCCCAGATGGCAAATAGCTGGATATAAGAAAAAACCACATTGTGAAAAATGTGGCTTTAACAGTAATTTTCCAGAACAGTTTGATGTTTATCATCTGGATGGAAATCTAGAAAATTGTAGGCCTTCTAATTTGAAAACTATATGTGCAAATTGTCAGCGTATTATTCAAAAACAAGGCCATGTATGGAAACAAGGGGATTTAAGACCTGACTTTTAACATACCCATCAACTCGTGTACATTGAATTCCAGGTCTGCTAAACTGCCATTGTTGTCGACAGTGTAGTCAGCCATCCATTGCTCCAAGCTCATGCTAGTCTTTTCTTCAGGCGGCAAGTAATCACTTCTATCAACCCAAATAGCATAATCAAATACACCAGTGTTTTTCATAGCATGAAATTCTTTTTTATTTCGTAGTCCGCAATAAATGTCATGCTCTTTGAATATTTCCACACCCAGCTTGGATGCATCAGGTACATTATAATCACATATAGCATCATACCATTCCGCTCTGTGATTATGCCTGTCAGCATAACACTCTTCTTCGTTGGTATACTGATACTTTTCTTTTAAGTCATCGTAAATAAAAAGTTTTGAACAGAACCTGCTACTTGATTCAAAGCTATAATTGTATGTGTCTCGTAAGATTTCACATACTGTATCTTTGCCATGTCTTCCGTGACCAATAATTAATAATTTTACGTTATTCATTCTATTCTCCTAAACATATAATAGCATTAGAAAAATAAAATGTCAATAATTATCCTATTAAGAATCCGTAACCATTACCGCCGCTGATTCCAGTGGCAATCTCATGCTCGAGTTTTTCCATTTCAGCTTGTGCTTCAGCTTTTAACGTGTCACCATTTAACGTGGAACCGCCTTGTGGTCCAGCAATAGTGGCAAACTTGCTACGTGCTTCTCCCAGCATATACTTGCATGTTGCCAAAGTAAAATCTTTAATCCACTGTTTGGCCATGTAATCGGTTAACAACTCAATGTCAGGACGGAAATTGTAGCAATACAATAGCAAAGTTTCTTCTGCTCTTGGTCGTTGCAATAATGTTAACTTTTTAGTAGTAGAACTCCACTTAAATTCAATAAAACTACCAAACATACGACCAATAAGTTCTTGGTATTGACTGAAAAAATCATATGTTGCCAGGCCGCCCATGTTGCTACTTGATAATAGATATGCATTTGTATATGCCAAACTAAATGGGTCAAACAATGACCCCCCGCCAGCTTGGCCATTAGTATACAGACTGATGCCAACAACATCACCAGCATTTAATGGTGAATTAAATGTAATTGTTCTAGCACCAGTGTCAGTAACATAATTTGTCGTTGCTGTGCCATTTACAGTTACAACGGTTGTTTCAATCGATAATAGATTATAATTTACGCTAAAAACTGATTGTGCTGCTGTCGCTGTATGTGTTTGTGAAAATATAGGGCCGCCAGATGCTGATGTACTCGGGCGTGAGCCAATGCTTCTGCGAAATATTTGTCTTACCTCAACCACTTCCTTGGGCAACACGTAATCGTTAGTATCCACAATAGTAGGAAGAAACAAATAGGACTCTTCCACACTGTTATCACTTCGTTGGCGATATCTAGATAATGCCTTTGAAAGTGCTGTTTCGTAATGCACAGGGTCAAGTTCAACATCAACCATTCCTCCGCCCAACATTGTGTAGACATAGTCAAATATTTCTTGTTTATAAGTTTTTAAGTCAGACATAGGTGTGTTCTCCAATGGTATTTATCATAGATAAATATATCTGTAATACTTAGGAGAAAAACAATTCCAAGACTTTCGCTATATAAACCAGAACGTGGTAATGATTATGAATTCCTTGATAGACAAATCGAGGAGATGTTTGTAATTGGTGGCACAGATTTAAATATTCACAAGTATTTAGGACCCAATAATCCTGACGATGCTGATGCCACTGCAGATAACCCTCAATATGATGTTGTAAAAGAAACAAATATCCAAGATCTATTGTTTTTAGAAAACAGAGATAGGAAATACGACCAGGATGTCTATACATTACGTGGAATTTATAATGTACAAGATATTGATTTTGATCTTAGCCAGTTTGGTTTATTTTTATCAAATGATACATTGTTCATGACCATACACATCAGAAGCAGCGTAAAGTCACTGGGTAGAAAAATTATGTCAGGTGATGTTATTGAATTGCCTCATTTAAAAGACGAGTATGCTCTCAATGATTTTAGCATAGCACTTAAAAGATTTTATGTAGTAGAAGACGTTAACCGCGCTTCTGAAGGATTTAGTCAGACTTGGTGGCCACATTTGTATAGATTGAAGTTAAAACAAATCATGGATAGTACTGAATATTCAGAAATATTGGATTTGCCAGCTGAAGAAGGTTCAGATACAACATTGCGTGATCTAATGTCAACTTATGAAACTGAGATGCAGATCAACAATGCAGTAATTGCACAGGCAGAAGCTGATTCTCCTAGATCAGGATATGAAACATCTCATTATTATACCATTAATAAAAACGATGATGGTAGTATTGCGTTACAAACCGCTGACGAAACTGATATCGATGCCAGTGGCATATCAATTACTGCTGACGAAGTTGGTAAGGTTTCACAAAGAGAAGGGTATACTGGTTACTTGCTGAATTATGGAGATGGTGATGCTCCCAACGGAGCACCATATGGATCAGGAATTCAATTTCCCAGATCTAATTATGAAGGTGACTATTTCTTGAGAATAGATTATATGCCAAATAGACTATTTAGATATGATGGTGCTCGCTGGGTCAAAGTTGCAGATGATTTACGCATGACACTTTCAAACACAGATGATAGACGCACTCATAGAACTTCGTTTGTCAACAACACAAACACTAATCTGATTAACGGTGAAGTTGTTGAAGAGCGTCAGAGTCTCAGTAAGGCACTTAGACCAAAAGCAGACAATTAATGAACGGAGACGCTTATGCAATGGGCATATGATGGACAAATAAGAAGATATGTTACACAAGTAATGAGATTGCTTAGTAATTTTCCAGTAAAAGATTCAAAAGGAAAACTCACCACTGTTCCTGTGATGTATGGTGATATGACACGACAAGTTGCTGGCATTATTAAACAAAATAGTGAAAACAAGTTACCAAGTGCTCCTAGAATCAGCGTTTATATTACTGGATTGGAACCAGATCGTGAAAGAACCAGTGATTCAAGTTATACCAGGGCTGTCAATATAAGAGAACGAGCAATTGATCCTAATACTGGTCAATACTTAAATTCACAAGGATCAAATTATACAGTTGAAAGATTGATGCCAACTCCGTACATATTAAAAATAAATGCTGACATTTGGACTTCAAATACTGATCAAAAATTACAAATAACTGAACAATTGGCCATCTGGTTCAATCCAAGTTTAGAAATACAAACAACTGACAATTTTATTGATTGGACTAGTTTAACTGTTGTAAATCTTGAAAGTATAAATTGGAGTAATAGAAGTCTACCAGTTGGTGTTGACAGTGAAATTGACATTGGTACTTTTTCCTTTAGTATACCCATATACATATCTGCACCATCAAAAGTTAAAAAGATGGGAATTATTACAAATATTATTACAAGTATTTTTAATGAAAATACTGGAACTATTGAGACTGGCGTAAGTACTCCAGAAATTAATGCTTACGATGACTATTACAAAGCAGGATCAATTAACACTGAATTTGGAAGAATTCCAGCCACTGATTCAGCAACACAGATGGCAAATGTAAATTATAATCAATTCGGTTTGTATATTGATGGTGACTTTGCCAAAATTGTTAGTAGAGGAAAAATAGGTGCAAAAAGCTGGCGAGAAATATTAGAGGCCATGCCAGGAAATTATGTAGCTGATTATAGTAAAATTTATGTTACTAGTTTAGATAACGATTCAGTGTTTACTGGTACTATAAAATTTTTAACATCCAATGAAACAGAATTAAGTATAAGTTGGGATACTGATACATTCCCACAAGATTCAATTATTTCTGGACCATTGGGTAACAGGACAACTATTGATTATATCATTGATCCTTCAAGATTTGACCCAACATCTGTAAAAACACCAGGACTTCGATTTTTAATACTTGAAGACCTTGGAAGTGATGACAACGAACAAGGACCCACTGCGTGGGTTAATGGAAACGGATCAAACTTTGTAGCAAAAACCAACGATATTATTGAATGGGATGGAAGTGTTTGGACTGTAGTTTTTGATGCCGCTAATACCAGTGCCGTTACATACGTTACAAATCTTAACACAAATGTACAATACAAGTTTGTAAACGGAAGTTGGCTGTTAAGTGTTGATGGAGATTATCCAGTTGGCACCTGGCGCATTGACCTTTATGGATAACTAATTGTATGAACAATATAGTTTGCAGTGGTGCATTATTTTATACCTTAACAACCAATCGTTTTCTGTTGCTTTATC